AGAGAACGTGCGATCGAACTTCTCTCTGGAGACATTCCGAACGAAAAGCTCGTGTTGAGTCAGGGTCTCTCAGATACCTACAAAGTGAAAGGGAGACCAGTACATATTTCTGATGTCGCGAATAGTTGGAACATTAACATGGCGCACGTTCAAGTGCATAACAAGATGCGACAGCGTCGCCCCGGCTCGGAACCGCAATCCGGTGATCGTGTGCCGTACCTTCTCACAAAAACCGAAGACCCCAAAGCCAAAGCGTACGAAAAATCCGAAGATCCAAAATACGTAGAGGAGCATGGTGTCCCGGTCGATTACCACTATTATTTCCTCAATAAATTTTTAACACCCGTGTGTGACTTACTGGATCCGTTATACGAGAATCCAAAGGAGGAAATCTTTGGTGAAATCATCGCACAACATAAACCACCTCGTAAGAAGAGAGCACCCAAGACATCAATCGAAACGTTATTTAAAAATTACGAACTAGAACAAAGTAAGTCCAATGTCAAGTGCACTGAATCAAGTGTTTGAAGAGGAGGTAGAAAAACGTGTGAGTGAGCGACTCACACAATACATTGAAAAGATATCAAAGACACATGGCATTTCCATGGAGCTTTTGCTTCGTGATATACCCAATGTATCGGAGACGATACTGTGTCGAGGTGTAAAAAAAGATGGGCACAGGTGTACGCGACGTGGTAAGAATGGTGGATACTGTGATACACATCTAGTACAGAAGAAGAGTTTCGAACCCGTCTCGGTGGTACGATCAGCGGGTCCCACACATACACATACATTTCCACCTATATTCATGAAAGGGTGTCCAGCCTGCGAAGCTTCTTCAAGCTCAAACAAGCTTATAGATTTGAAGGGTATACTATAGTAATGAACAAGTCTGATATTCTGCTACATGCCATCAACAACTTCTACGGTGAAGAAAAGAATAGAACTACTCTACTGAATGTCCTCGATAAATCGAGTGGTATCTCTCTCCGAAATCTTGAATGGTTCATCACGAACTATGCGAAGAAGAACCACACGAGCTATAAAACGACCGACGGTAAGTTATTCACAGTGCACTGTGCATACAAGTCGAGTCTCGATGGATACAGTAAAAGATTTTTTGATCCATTTTGTCGATCCCAAAAGTTTCCGTATACTATTCCCGGAACATCTCATGAAATCCAAACGACGCTCGCGCAATTGAATTTCATCAAATGGTGTATCAAGAATAACATTATCGAGTACATCAAAGATAACAAAACGACCTTGTTTAATAAGCGAGGGACATAAATCCCTTTGAAAACTTGAACGTTTGATACCCCGTGTAGTACATATGTAATGAATATTGATCGGTAAGTCCACTCTTTAGGTTTAATTCCATATTTGTTTTTTCTGACTTTATCTGACTAAAATCCAGGCTTCCCGATGGCTCCACATTTGCCGGATACATCGAGAAGGAATACGTATAGATATTTCTATACGGTCGAGACAGTCGTGCTTTAAACGGTGTCATATACTTGTAGTATGAATGATTTGCACTTGTAATGTTAGGAAGATCGTTTCCATTAATATAGAACTTTGCCGAATCCATGACTGGATAAAAGAATGCATACAATTGATCAAAGTCGAGCACACTCGAAAAATTGAATCTGTTTTGAAAATAATAATAATCCGCACCCACAGATCCCGGAATCTCGTAAGCGTCGAGGTACGCTTGATCGGGTGTTCCTGGACCACGCGCTTCTTTCACGTCTTCAAACTTTTTGTTTCGTAAAAACCAATGAAGTGTTTTCACTGGAATAGATGGAACTAAATTGTTTTTGACGATGGTTTTCCCAACTTCGGTTTCCGTGGTTGGGTGTTTCTTCACAACATCCGTGATAAGTGTGGTATCTTCAGTAACATAAAACCGTCGCTCGGCTGGATCGATTGTCATTTCTTCAGTGACAATGTGAAATTCCGGAAGCGTGAGTGTTGAGTTCGTATCGGAGAAGAATGTTTGTGGATGAAACTCGATTTCGAATTCAAGTTTTTGTTTATGAATCGCACATAAAGGGAAATAGGGACGGTTTGGTTTGTTTGTGTCGTACTCGTCGCTCGCATACTTTCTCGAAAAGAAAAAGGGAATTGGAATGATGAGATCGGATTGATACTGTGCATACTGCGGCGTATCGACTGCCGTGTCATACGGAAGCATACGATTAATCAAAAACTTGTTCGTAATCTTTTCAGACATTTCGAGATAAAGTTCATCGTAAACAACCATCCAGTCGTCATATATGGTTTCAAGTTCGAGTTCATCGACACGCATCGTGATACTCTTTATCAAGTGTCGTCCAACCTGATCGGAATAGTTTCGACCACTCGGAAGCGCTGGAAGTGTGAGACTAATATACATGTTACTCAAAAGGTCACCGGCGTTTTGGGGATTCATGGTCACTTTGATGCGTTCACCAAAGGGCCAAGTGAGTTTTCCGCCTGGATTGTATACGGTGGTGGTTCTATGAAAACGACTAAAATTGGAATGTCTCTTTTCTTCGTATTTAAATAAAGAATCATCCGGTTTTCCGGACAATAGATATGTATCTTGCTTACCGAGTGCGTTCAGCGATAAGATCGCCCCGGTGCTCGCACCACTGACGTCGCACATACTTATTCTATGTCTACAAATTTTTAATATCAGTTTTCCACATATCCATGTGACTCGTGTTTTTCATGATGTCAAGTTCGCGTCGCGCCGTCGCAGCTTCATTCAAAAGTTCTCGCACACATTCTTCGGTATACTGAACAGTCTTGATGTTGAGGAGATAATCAAAACTATCATTGATTCTTGGGAAAATACCCGCCAATTGTCGTTCGAGATCATCCTTCTTTCTTTTGAAAACAATAATATCACCCTCGATGACCATCGTCACAAACTTGGATTTATAACCACACATCGTCGCACGCGTCTGAAGAACTTTGAGTAAGTGTTCCTTTCTTTTGATGTAGTGTTCGACTCGAAGTTTCACAAAGTCCTTGAGGATTTCCTCGGGACTCGAGTACTTATAGATGCCCCTGACTGGATGGAACAAGTGCATATTCGATGTATGGAATGACTTTCTCAATTTGAGATCCTTGACAAGGTCCTTCCCTGAATAGCCAAAGATTTCAAAGTCAACATCTTCGGTCGTGGAATTATTGGTGAAACTCGTGATGACTTTCTTTTCCACGAGACCATCGAGGTACTCTTTGTAATCCTGGGTCCAACGACCCGGTGGCAATTCCGTAATCTTGAGTCTCGATCCAGTATCTCGCCACACACCCTCGGTGATCCACGTACCATCTTCTTTGAAAACGTTACCCTTAAATCCACGGAACCATGGTTTCATCTCACTAACTTCACGACCATCGAGCACACGAAGGATGTTTTCCTTGATATCCTTGGGGTTGAATGGTGGTACATAGCAACTGAAACCCGTACCGATACCCTCGGTTCCATTCACGAGAACCATTGGTAAAGTTGGCATGTAAAAGTCTGGTTCAATGGAGCGTCCATCATCGTCCAAGTAGTTGAGGATCGGGTCATCCCGAGGATCAAAGATCTTGCGAGCCTCCTTGGTCAATTTTGTGAAGATATACCTCGTTTGAGAAGCATCCTTACCACCCATGAGACGAGTACCGAACTGGCCACACGGCTCAAGAAGGTTGATGTTGTTTGACCCTGTGTAATCATTCGCCAACTTGACAATTGTATCTGCCAAGGATACTTCACCGTGGTGGTAAGCTGACTTGTCCGCAACATATGCCGCCAACTGCGCCACTTTCATCTCATCCTTGAGATTCTTGTGGAAGCATGCGTACATAACCTTGCGTTGCGAAGGCTTGAGACCATCCGCCATGTGCGCGATAGAACGCTTCAAGTCCGCCAAACTGAAGTTGACGAGGTCCTTGTGTACAAAGTTTGAGATGCTCAAGTTCCTTACATTTCCATACGGGACTTCCAATTCTTTTGGATCTTTTGCCGTACTCTCAAGAAGCCAAGACTTTCGGTCATCCGCCTTCTTCTTGTCAAAAGCGAGGACAATTGACCTATCAGACATGATATCCATGTCAAACTTTACAGTGAGATCTTGAATCTTCTTGAAGTATTCCCGAGCTTCGGCACTCGTACTCGTACCGAGACCCTTGTAGTACTTGATTTTCCATCCAGGTTGTCCGTTTCCATACCAAGATCTAAATGTAGAATCTGTATAGAATGACTTGGATTGAGAACCTTTGGATGCCTTGATAATTGGTGTCACCATGGACACAACAAAACCCAACTTGAGAAGACTTGGCCAAAAATAGTGAATCATATTGAGAATGAGACCCTTGATGTGGGAACCGTCGTTATCGGCATCCGTCATGATCATGAGACGACCATACCGAAGCTCGGAAACATCTTGGTAGTCCTTACCCTGTTGAAGACCCAAGATCTTCTTGAGATCGTTGAACTCTTGGTTTGATGTGAGCTGTGTGACAGAGGCATCACGAACATTCTTACATTTCCCACGAAGAGGGAAGACACCATAGTGATCACGACCAACGACGGAGAGACCCGCGACTGCGAGAGTCTTCGCTGAGTCACCCTCGGTGACGATGAGCGTACATTTTCCAGATTGTGCCGTACCCGCCTTGTT